TGATTTGAAAATCATCAACTCTTGCACTGGTTATTGCAATAGGATCACCACCTATTGGTTGTAAATCATCTGTTTTGATTATACCACTGACTGTGAGGTTACCCACACTATCCAAATTGCCTGTGTAAGTTGGCAAATAAGCATCAACTAATGAATTAGCATAGTATAAATTTGTAGTACCTTCAGTTAGATCATCTGTGGTTCCTGCACCATTTAAATATAAATTAGTGCTACCTTCTGCTAAATCATCTGTGCTGGTAGGCATTGGATAGAATGTGCTACCATCATTTGTAAATTCCCAAATGTCAGTTGTTTCATTCCATTTTAATTTGGTGTTTGCGCCTGCTACAGGTCTATTTGCAATTATTTCAACTGTTGCATCACTTGCGGCATTTGCGTTTAGAGTGATTTTTTGATCTGTTACATATAAGTCTGTGACATTTTCATAATTTAAATTACCTTGAACATCTACATTACCAGCAAAACTAAATGGTGCATTACCACTATCACTAAAATATGTGGTTATAGCACTATTGGCTCTACCTGTGGTATAATATAAATTAGTTGCACCTTCTGTTAAATTGTCAGTGGTGTTGTTACCAATTGCTATATTGGCTTGTGCTTGTATTTCTGTATTTGTTACTTCAATGCTATCAGCATTTACTGTGATACCATATCCAGTGCCAACATCAAGTGTTACATTACCACTTGATCCACCACCTGTCAAACCTGCACCTGCTGTAACACCTGAAATTAATCCTGTGTCACTAAGTGCTATAACACCTGTTGAACTGTTATAATTGATGCCTGTACCGCTACTAAGTGCGGCTCTTGCTCTGGCATTTGTAAAATATAAATTTGTTAAACCTTCTGCTAAATCATCTGTTGTGAAGCCACTTAGTGTTGCTCCATCAAATCTACTAATACTTGCGTATGTGGTTGTACCATCATAAAATAAACTTATAACACTGGTTGCGTTTACTGCACCATTTATACTTGATGTGTTACCTACAAAACGCCAATTTGTAAAGCCACTGGTTGTGTCTAGGTATTTTGCACCAAATGCATCTTGTGTAAGTATTAATGTTGCTGATCCACCTGAAGATATATTTGTTAAAGCAATATCTGTGATATTACCTGTTAAAGTACCTGTATGTATAGTACCTGTTGATATATCAAATGCAACATTACCACTAATATTACCATTGTTTATTACTGTTTCTTGATATTTTACCAGTGTTAAATCATCTAATGTTTGTTCTAAGCCAAAGACACCTGTTGAGCTGTCATATGTGATTGGTGCAGTGTTACTGAATTGACCTCTTATGTCACCGGTACTCACGCCAGTGTATTGAATTATACCGTTTGAACTTACTGAGTTATCATATGCTAAATTACCAAAACCGCTGACATTTTGTACATCTATTTTAGTTCTAACAGATGCGTTAGAAACAGCGGCTGTTGTACTTAGTAGTACAGTTGTAGGAGTTGATGTAACTGCAACTGTGTTGTTGCTGGTATTTACAGAAATATTACTTTGTGTTGAAGTAACTGATACATTAGCCATTTGTTACTCCTATAGTATTAAACTGACAAAGCCTGGTTCTGCTGATATATTTGATGTTGGTACCTTACCTACTGTAGGATCAAATCTTTCAAGAATCAACCATCTATGTCTTTCTTTTTGTACTGGACTGTCATCTGTTTCCCATTGAAAACTTAACACTGTTGCTACAACATTTGCTCTTGCATCTGGTGTAACATTACCAGTATATCTATTTTCTGGTATTGTAAAAACAACTTCACCACTAGCGGCTGCCGTATTGTTAATATATGTGCCTGGTGAAATATTTGCAGTGTTGGTGAAATAACCACTAACTGTGGTATCTGCAAAATTTGGATCACCTGTTACTCTGTCATATGTAACAGTGTCTAAAACAATTGATTGAAAATCTGCTGTGAAAGTATAACCACTTACATCTGCGTTAAAATCATATGTAAATGATTTTTGATCTCCTGGAAACATTTCAATGACTTGTACATTGTCTGCTCCGCCTATATAGTCTCTGAAACTAAGTAATCTTCCTGCCATGATAACTCCTAAAGGATAAAATTAACACACTAAGGTATGTTAAAGTGTTTGATATGTACTATTTATGCAAATTGCGTATTTATGGCATAAAAACCAAATAATCTTCACCATCACTAGGATATGATATCAAAACAGCACCACCACCACTGGCACCATAATTGGCAGGATCATCTACATTACCTCCGCCACCGCCACCAGGGCCACCTTCTCCTGGATTTATAGATCCACCAAACACTGTACCTTCAATTGCACTTGGATCATTAACTACTAAATTTTGTGTTACACCAAAACTCAGGTTGGCTGTTACTGCTCCAGTACCACCTCTTAGATAAATGTTACCAAATGATGCTGGCACTCCTGTACCTGTTTTAGCACCAAAGAAGCCATATGTTATACTTGCATTGACAGCAGTATCATTATAAGGAAAAATTCCTATAGGATCTCTACCCCATGGTCTTTGAACCGTGATTGTGTCAACAATTGAAGGACCTGATCCTGTTCTACTTAAACTTATACTAGAATTACTATCTGAATCTGTTACAGTACCTCCAATAGCAAGTGTTTGAGCACTGCTAACTGTCCAGTTACCCATGGCAACATTATTAGTACCTCCTGCACCATATAAATCTATATTATTAGCAACTGTTTGTGCTGTTGCAGGGTCAAAATATTGACTACCACCAAAAGTTATATCTGCCCATTCATCTTTAAAGAAACGCCCAGCCAATGCTGTTGTTGTTTGGTTTACACCAGCACCATCTCTCCAACTAAAACTGGCATTTGCTCCTCCACTAGGTGAATTAGATCCTGGCCCTGTAGCGCACCGATAAAATTTGGTTTCTAAATCATTCATCCATAAATTAGGATAGTGTCCCCAAAGGGGGTTACCAGGCAATGCAGAATTTTGACCTGCAGTACCTACTCTAAAATTACGGAAGCCTCCACCGCCTCCATTGTTTATAGATTGTCCTGGTGCACCACCATGGAAATATCCACCTTGACCAGTACCTACTACTTCTACAAATACGGGCACATTACTTTTGTTTACCCATGGATCTGTTCTGTCTACTACACCATAATATTGTGTTGTATTACTAGATATTCTAAAATATTGTGTACCTCTAAATTCACTAGGTTCTAAATGGCCACTTTGACCATCACACCAATCATCTACAGGTACTACATTAGCAAATGCACCTAAAATAGCATTTGATAATGCTTTGAATGATATTTGTCTTTGATGTACTCTTCTTAATTCTGCACTATTTGTAACAGCAAGATTAGAATTACTACCTGGTGGATTTACACTCAATGTGATATTAGTGTTACCGCGGTTATCTTGATAAGGATTAGATAATTGTATTGACACACTGGCATTACCATTTGCATCAACTGTAAAGTTATTGGTTGTACCATCTACAAATTCAGTGTTACCAGAATCATAAATTGTGTAAGTAAGAGTTGTGTTGTTGGCATAATTAGTGTCAACTGTCATGGTTAAAACATTAGCATTGGTTGCACTAATAGAAGCATTAACATAAGGTTGTGGATCACTACCAGAACCTTTTAATGAATTATCTGCAAAAAATCCAAATTTATTTAAACTCATTTACAATCTCCTTATGCAGGTGGTGTTGGCCAATTTATGTCTGCATAGCAATGACAATTACCTAAATTAGTAGGCATATCTCTTAGTGCTTGCCTATATGTAGCCCATTCTGCTTTCTTTGTGTCACTTAATGGTGAATCTGCCGCTTGTGTCCAGTCACACACTTGTAATAAACTGTTTCTTTTTATTCTACACTGTCCTTCCATGCTTGGTGTAGGTGTTTTTTCTGTAATTGGTACCAGTGTTTGATCACTTACATTCACTTTCCACTTGTTTACATCTGTAACAAAACCCTGCATACAACTCATGTTGGGGTTAGTAACACAATTTTGTTCTGCCTTTGCGTGACTTTTCATTTTTCTACACTGCAGGATTTCTCCTGTTGTAGAATTATAAAAAATATAATCTGTAAATCTTTGTCTAGCCATTAGTAGAAATTATCTCCTTTTGTAAGTCTAAGTATATCAAACTTATTGTTAAAGAATGCTCTAGGAAAGCCATTTGCAGTATCATCTGTTATGCTGGAATTAGCCGCTAACTGTACATTTGCCTGTACAGGTTTGTAATATCTACCTGTTGTATTAGCACCAACAGCACTTGCAACTGCCGCGGCAGCCGTATTTGATATACTGACTTTTTGTGTGGCACTAATTGTTGATATTGGTCCTGTTAATCCTATGCCTTGAAATCCTGCAGTACCATCATTTAAAAATTGTGTAACTATATTTCCTTGAGGTTGGTTGTTTGCTTGCCAATATTCAGCATATGAAATATTTCCAATTGGTGCAAATGCAACATCATAACTGCCTGTGTTAACACCACCTAACATTGTGCTGGCAATGATTGAAAAGTCTCCTTCATCAATACCTGTAATGTCATAGTTAAAGTTAGATGTGATCAAACTGTTTGCATCACCTAAATCTGCAGGTACCACAGCACTGTTTGCCACTGTGACATTGTTTGGTGGTCTATCTTCAATTTGTGTACCTGGTGCTAAGTCACCTTGTGCAAATGTACTGATATATCCACTTGGATCTACTGCTATGTTTGCAACACCGGTGTTATGTTGCGTAGTAGCACCTGTTTGACTGTTAACACCATATATGTCATTGATCTGTAAACCAGTAAAGTTAGGTGCGTTGAATTTATTAACACCTAAACCTCTGGTTGGAATACCAAAGTTAAAGTCTATGCCATCTGTTGGCCAATAACCAAAGTCATTAAAGTCTGGATTTATTGGAGCATCAACTACAATTTGTGTGTTACTCACAGTGTTTGCAACTGTTGAGCTATTATCATCTACAACTGGTGTAACATCAACAACAATTTGATCAATTAGTGCATTTCCTGGTATGTTTGCAGTAAAATTAATAAATGGATCATTAGGATCTATAAATCCTGGGAATGTAGGCCAATCAATATTGCCCCAATCAACATTACCAATAATGTTACCATTACTCCAATCAACAATATTGGCATTTGAATCATTTGGATCATCAATAATTATAATGTTACCAATATTGATATTGGCATTGCCTATGTTTGTCCACCAATTGCCTATGTTTGGTAGTCCCGGTTCTGCTGTTGCTTGTACTACTTCATGTGTATACACACTGTCATCATATTCTAAGCCAACAACTTCTACTGTGAGCATGCCTGACTCATTTTCTTTTTCAGTAACACGCATCACTCTAAATAATTTGTCATTAAAACCATATGTGCTTTCTGTGACTTTAACAACATCACCTACATCTACTTGTATTGCTGAATAATCTGCATCAAAAGTAATAACTTGGTCAAATCTACTTTGACGCAGGTCAATGTTTGCAAGGTTTTTGGCTCTTGGTGCATCATTAATCAAATTATATCTGATGTTAAGACCATTGTCTGGTTCATTTGCTTGTCTATCACCTGCAGGTGTTGTAACAAGTATGGTTGATGTTTGATCTTTTTGGTTTACAGCAGGAAATTCTGCTTCAATGCTGTTGTATAAACTGTATAATTCTGTTGATCCTATTTCTATCTTGCTTACAATGTTGTCATTGTTAAACACAAAAGCATTTGTCTTTTCTGCTGTGGTTGCTTCTCTGTTTGGTACTACTTTAAACTTACCGCCTTTAGGATCATATGTAAAAAATGTACTTGCACTGGTACAAATACTGTCAATATTGTTTTTAACAGGTTGATATGTTGATAACATACCATCAATTTGCCATCTACTGTGATATGCACTGACATTGCTTAAATTTGTGTATTCAACATTACCATAAGTACCATTAATATTTGAATACTCCCACATGTCATCAATTGAATCTGTGTCAATACTGCTTACTGGTATGCCTGCACCATATCTATCATTGGTCATATAGTCATACAACACATTAGCAGGTGAATTTAGACTGTTTGTGATATCAAAAGTCAGTGTGCCTAAACCTGTTAAGCCATTTTCTGGATCATAGTCTATTTCAAAAACAGCATATACTAAATCTTCATAATTGGTACTTGCAGTGATTGTGCTACACAGGGTTTGTGCCGCTACTTTTGTGCCGCCTGCAGGAAATATTTGGTTAACTGAGCTTTGTGCGTTACCTGCATACACTCTACAACGCATTTTACCATTAACATTTGTACTACTTGTTTGGTTAGGGTCAGTTATACTGATTACTGTTGGTGAATTTACACCAAAGTTTAGTTTTGCATCACCTCTGTAAATATCATTAACAGTGTAAGTACCGGTATCTGTTTTTTCACCAATAACCATCACATAAACCATGGTATTGTTACGGTTTTTAATCTCAGCATCTACTGCTATAGCACCTGTAAACACTTGTCCATAGAACACAGGTACTCTGTTGTCAGTGCTAGGATCTAATTGTACCTTAACACCTGGATCTTTTGCCGCTTGTATGCTGGGTACATCAGGTCCTAATGCTTTTGCTGTTGCTATAGCAAGACCACCTGCTAACAAACTGGTGGCAATACCTAAACCAGTAAGTGTACCAGCGGCCGCAAATGCCGCCGCAAAGCCTGCACCAGTGATTGCACCAGTGATGGCTGCCGCTATTGCTGTAAATACTGCCATTAACTTACTCCCTCATACAAATAATTGCGTTCTATTGGCTTCCAACCTCTCTTTTCAAGGTCAAAATCTGGTGAAATCTCCATATTTGTAAGAGTAAAACCATCAATTATGCCTGCATCTTGCATTTTTTCACCATATTCCATGTATTTTTTCAATAATTTATAGCCTAGTGTGGTATTTCTATACTTTGGTTCAACCCACCATGCTATTTCCTTCAATGTTTTGACTTGTGGAAGCCATGGATCAGTGGTTATACCAGCAATCAACATGCCTTCAACACGGCTATTTTGTTCTCCTACTATTATCACCCCATTTTTTGTGAGTCCTACTAATAAATTTCTCACATATTGATCATTATATTGTGGATTATGGTGAGGTTCATAAGGTGATGAATTAGCAAAGTTAATCATCATCTCCATTATCCTATCAAAGTCCTGTAAATCTGCTCTTCTAATCATATTAATACATGCTGATGTTACGCATCCAATCATAACCATAACCACCACCACCGCCGCGGCCTGGACCTCCGCCACCATAGCCTCCTCCACCGCCTCCGGCAGCACCATTAAATTCTCTACCAAAGTCAAATTGTACTCTTTGTAAATCTGGTACTCTGTAGAATGTGCTATCTCCTGGAAACAGTCTATCTCTGTCTACTGGTGAAGTTCTTTGTCCACTGGTTTTGTTTTCTAATATTGTTACAATACTACTGCAACTAACAGTTACTGAATTTGTTCTTACGCCTTCAAGTATGTCCACATCTTCTTCTATTGCAAAGTTAGTGATGATGCCTTTGAATCTTTGAAACACATTTGCACTGTCTAATGTGAGGTCATCATTAAAAAAACCTCTGTACACTGTGACTTCACCACCTTTAACTGGTGTGCTTAATATGAGACTGATGTAATCATTATCACTGGGAATACCTGTTAGGCTTATGCCAATGTCACCATTGGTTGTTTTGATATCTTCTTGCACTGCACCCAACTGTAAAAATGCACCTAATTCTGTATAAGTGTTTGAATTGTAAGTTATAGGTTTATAAGCACTGCTTATATAGTAAGTAGTGCCACCAAGAGTAAGATCAATAAACAGTGCATGTTTTATGTGATTTTCTTCTACTGGTGCAATAGTTCTAGCCATTAGCCATCCTCTTTTCTTATAACTTCAATTAATTCAAAATCATCACTGAATGCAATTCTATCATAAGGTATAATTGAATAAGTTGGTTTTACCAATAATTTGACTCTCCAATCTACATCAACACCTACTGCAATATTTCTACTGCCTAATGTAAAGCCATCTTGTGCTATTACAGGTCTATGTACTGGTACAGTAACATTTGAACTGGTGCTGTGAGCAACATCACTGGTAACTTGATACACATATCTACCATTTGTAGGTCCTATTTGTATAAAATCACCGGCTTTAAACAACACATTACCGGATCCTGCACTTGTACAATTAAGATATATGTTTGCACCATTGTATCCTGTGCTAGTTGTTGTAACACTGCCTATGCCACTGCTGTCACCTTGATATGCTGTGATGTAACTTAGACCACTGTTTGTGCCACCAATATCAATTGTGCTTTCTTCTGTGATATCTAGTGCATCTAATTCTTGTAGCAATGCTCTGTTTTCTGAATATTTTAAACCTTCATGCATACCAATTGTAATTCTATAAGGATTTGCACTGGCTAATTCAGCAGTAAGCAATCTACCACTTCTTGAAACTGATTGACTGGCAACTTTCTTTGTGTCAAAAGTTATATAAGTTGCGTTGTCTACTATTGTTTGTAATCCTGCCATTATGCTGGTGTCCTCCTTTGTCCTACTTTGGTAACTCTGTAAATAAATTCAGGATCTCTTGCTACCAACTGTTTAAAACTTTGTGCATCTACAGCATTGATATTGTAATTTACTGTTGCACTTGCACCCATGCCTGCTAATTCTGAATTGTTAACAATTTGTCCACCTTGGTTAGGTACAAATAATTCTGGTCCTAATTCACCAACAACATATGGTTTGTTACGCATCACAGGACCACCACTTGCTCTTTTAGCAATACTCATGCCTCCTGTTGGATCAAAACTTAGGTTGTATCCAAACATACCAAATATGCCCTGTAAAATAGGTTGTATGATTGATAATCTAATTGCTTGTGCAATAAGTTCTTTTACAATGCTCTTAAAGAAGTTCTTAAAGTTGTCTAACACACTTTCACCTGCTAACAATGATTCTGCTAAACCTGTTGAAAGTCCTTTAACAGCATTACTGAATTTGCCTAATAAATCTTCTTCTAGGGTTTTAACTGTGTCAGTTAATGTTTCTGTTATGCCACTAGCACCATTTTCAATAGCAGTGTTACCATCTACTAATCCTTGTGCTATTTGTTCTGCAATGTGTCTTGCTTCATCATCTGCAACTTCACCTGCTTCTTGCATTTTGGCAATGAGGTTATCTACCCATTCAGTAGCAGTTCTTCTTGGCACTGCTTCACCTAAATCTTCTAGTGCTTCTCCTACACCCTCTATGCCTTCTGTTCTTGCTTTGTTGGCCGCATCTTGTACATTGCTAAAGAAGTCTTCAAGCATTGTGTTGCCTGT